ATTCGAAATGTATCCACTTGGAGAAGTTGTCGAACACTTTCACCCGTGGTTCATCATGGAAGTACAGGCGCATCATTTCGTTTAGCCAGAGGCTCGCATCGGGATCATGGTTACCCCTTACGTTGATCAGCCACACTTCCTTGTGCGTCTCCAGCATCCGAGTGATTAGGACTTTGAATAGGTTCCCGACAATACGGATGACCCGGCCCAGCCTTCCATCGACATCGACCGGGGTTCCTTTGGCTGTCTTGTTGTCGCCTGAGTTAGCGTGAAGGAAGTCACCCAAGTTAATAAGTGCGCCTACTTCCGATTCACCTGCCGCAGATACCAGCTTATCGACTGCCTTGATCAGTACGTCTTGAGCAATGTTTGTATCCCAGTCATCGCCACCCGTCTCAGGGGACCAGCAGAGGGCGTTAAGGTGATGATCTCCGATTAGGTAAGCTGATAGCCTATCTTCATTCTTTGCCGCTTCTGGGGCTTCTATGGGCTTGTAGAGGCCATCTATCTCTTCGAGGAATCCAGCCTTGAATGACTCAAGCGCCGCCTCAAGCATAGCTTCTCGATCAGCCATCGACTTAACCCACTGACCGACGGGTTTTCCGTCCTCGTTGTAGTAGGTTGACACCCCTTTAACCTTGAAGGTATCGGGGACAGTGCGAGTCATGTCATGCTCGGGTGAATAGCCTTGGGCGGCGGCTTTATTTTTTACGCCTTTAATGCAATCTCTGACACTAAGACGGCCAATGCCTACTTGCTGGCCGATCCTCGTATAACCCAAGCCCTGTTCGTGAAGCTCCACGATTTGTCGTTGTCTGTCGGTAGTACAATACTCAAGTAATGACATCATCTCCCCCCGGATAGATGTTAAGTGCGCCTCCCGAATGGCACGTTGATCGAGTATTTTTCGACAAGTAGCCTACTCAAAACCTCGTAAATTTCGTTGACCTCCACGGGATTAATCTTTCTGGTGGAATCAACGCCTGTTACAGCCTTTTGAATTGGTCGCCACATGTAATCCTTAATCAGGTACATAGTGGGATCAATGGGGACGCCTTCCTTGATGACGGTCTTCATGTCCATACCGTGCGCCGCCATAACACTGGCGACCTCTCTACAGTAAGCATGAATTGCGTCGTTCTGCTTTCCGGTCCGGGTGAGAGGAATAATCTCGTAGATATTCCCCTTGTCTTGGTTAGCCCGAATGTATTCACAAAACTGATCGGCTTGGAATTTGTTGTTGACGAACCATCGCTCGCTCATGCAGTTACCCGCTCGCCTTCGAAGGTGACGTACTGCCCATACTTCTGGAGGCAGTATGCTCGAAACTTTTCGGATTTGAGAAAATCATGGGTGCAATCGTCTAGGAAGCTCCAACTCTTCAAGCCGATTTTACCAGAAGTTGACTGTAATTTCGCGGCAAATGGGGACACGCCTTTTTCCATGTCGGCGGCACGTTTGAGCCACGAGGTAATGAACTGCTTTATTCCTCGCGGGGTTTTGCGTTTCTTGGGGTTGGCATCGCACCACATAGCCATCGCATTCAGCTCGGCAAAGACATCGACAGTTGAGTAGGCCTGTTGCAGTTGGATCAGGTATTCATCGTCGGGTTCGTAGTAAGTACCATCGTTTAAAATAATCATCCACACTTCCCTTTTAATGCCGGAGCAAGCTCCAGCAAATTAGTTAATTAGTAATGGCGAGCTTTGATTACTGTATCGAATCTTGACATCTATCCGCTTGACCAGCTCTCGGCCTGCGGGGCGCATCATGGAGAGGGTCAACTCCGTCTCCGACGTTCTTAAGTTCGTCGGCCTAACGCCCAGTAATCTCTGACAAAAAAGTAGATGAGGGAGGATACGGAATGGTTTTGTAGTGTATAATCCATACATCTTCTAGCTTTGACCCCTTGAAGATATCATTAGTCCCTCCCTTGGACAAGTGACATGGCCCCAGTGATGGGGCCTTTTTTTTACCACTGATTAACCACCTTAAAGATCGACTTGCGGTAGCGATACTTTCCTTGCTGGTCCCACTTGGCAAAGATGGTTGTGTCGTCATCCTTCCAACAACCTTCCTCGGTATAGTGGCCTTCAGTAAAGAAGTAGGCCCGAAGCATCGTTGGATCAGCTTCACAACGCTCATCGGTTAGGACAATCTGACCGCCTTCCCCGTTCTTGGTGTATGCCTTAGTTCCGGCGAATGCTGGCATAGCTACCAGCGTGATAAGTAAAACAATGAACTTCTTCATGCTCTCTCCCCTTTAATAAACCACTCTGCAATCCGCACCGATTCACCGTAGCGATTCAGCACTGGCTTCATGGTTGTCAGTATTGTGTGACCTTCATGCCTTAGCTCTGAGATACGAGCCGGGGCTTCGATCACCCCTAACTCATCCCATGCGTTCAGTCTGTTCAACACCTTGCCTTGCTTGAGGTACTGAAGTACCCGATCTTTCTGACTCATGCTTTCTCCCTATATGGCAAGTCAAGAAACGATTCGAAGTCCATATCGAACCGCTCTGCAAAATCCACTGTGCGGCTCAAGGTTGCGTCCTTGCTCTTGCGCCATCTGTGGATTGTCATTTCAGTTACATCAAAGTCCCGCGCCAGTTGTTTATTACTGACACGAAACTCTTTCTGCGCTGTTCTCAGCGACAGACCAATATCAAAATGGAATGTCATTAGAGAAATCTTCGCTTGGCTGAACGGCTTTTCGGGCTTGTTGCATACCCTTGTTGTGCGCCTCATCCTTAGCCGTGGTACTGAGAGACATGAAGACGTTGCCGTTCTTGTCCTTCTTCAGCCACGCAGACAGCCAAAACTCTGACCCATTGGCGTCGGTGTAGCTCCCTTTGTAGTCCGGGTGCGTTTCCTTTTCTTTGCGGTCGTTCTTAAACAAGACGCCGCGATTGGTGTTGTCGTACTCCATTTATGCTTCTCCCAAGATTAGCTTACGTGCTTCGTTGAACTCGTTTGATTTGAGATCACTACGCTCAGCAGTTGTGAAGATGCCGCCCTTACTAGGCGCTACCCACAAGGCTTTCTTGTCGTCGTTAGTAATCTCGCCCCATGCTTCTGCTACGGCCTCCCATGCCTTCAATGCGAGGTGTTCTTTGATGAAGTACACAGACGCATAGTTACGCTGTAGTGCTTCGTTGTGGGCCATGATTGGCCCGGTGTCTTGTTGCTGTTGGATAGCGTGGGCAACCTCATCGGCAGACGCGTACTCAGTACCGCCAAAGCCTAGAGCTGATAGACAGCGACCAATAGCTGAGGTTTCTGCGTTCTCTAGCGCACTGGTTGCATTGATCTTGCTGGCGGCACGTACCTCTTCTGAGTAGCCAGTAGCCAACAGGCGACCATCATTGTCTAAGATGCTGGCCTTCATAATCACCAGCACATCATTGGCCTCAACTAGATCGGTCGAGATTGTGTAATCGGGATGGGCCGCTCTAAACTCTGCGACCCGAAGTGCCACGGTCTTATATTCTTTACCGTGGATTTTTACGACACCATTCATGCTACTTCTCCTGCGACACTTGCCGCGTCCATCATTTGAATTAACTCATAACCACAGGCAAAACCTGCCTCGTAGTCCTGATCGGGTATGTGGCGCTTACCCCAATTGTGAGCCATGCCATCCTCAAAGCCGCACCTGTACGCCCTGATCTTGGGGTCCATGTGCTCGCGTAAGCCCTTGCTCAACACTTCTTCAGTATCAAAAGTCACTGTCGCGTACCCCCAGATCAAGTGCCGTCTCAGGCTTGATATCCATCTCATAAGCGTACTTTGACTGCTCATCCGAAATGGCCTCAACGGTCATTGGCTTGGCGTAGTTCCAAAGCATGGTGCGGAGTTTATTGACGACATCAGCCGGGTCCATCTGGTCGTTGAAAATCATGTCAACGAATTCCAGCTCGGAGCCAGTCTGGTGTGCGGCGGTAGGTGCAAGCTCGGATGAGTCGCGTTCGACTTGACGCATTAAGTCACGGCGAATGTCCATGTCCTCAATGTAGTCAACATTATCTTCCCAGTTAGGGAAGTTTGTAGCGATTTCATAGAAATCAAATTCTGACATTTGTCCTTCTCCCTTGGTTAGTTCCACATGGAACAGATAACACTTTACGTTATCTTTAAGGGGAGTGCAACATTATTTGTTATTTAGGAATAGGTCCACATAACGGGCGTGGTTTTGCGGCCGTCGATATGTATGAAGCCCTTGGCTACCCCTATGCCTCCGAAGCCAAGCTTGAGTGCCTCATGTACGATGTTCATGCGCTCAAAGCCGTTAGACACTGCGATGTCAGCCGCAAGGCCTTGGCAATGATAGCCTGTACCGGGTTCAGCTTTACGCGCCTCAGCAGGATGGGTTGCATCCCTGTAGCCTGAAGTGATTACAAAGGGAAAGCCAACACGTTCGCGTAACTCATCGAGCCGGTGGATGAAGGCATGGTCCATGCAATTAAGGTTCGTGTGAGTACAGTTGAACTCTTCGAGTCTGAAGAACTTGAAGCTCATTTCTTTTTCTTCTTGGCCTTTGACAGTGCGATAGCGATAGCTTGCTTTTCTGGATAGCCTTCACCACGTAACAGGCTTATGTTCTTGCCGATAGTCTTGCGGCTTCTTCCTTTCTTCAATGGCATATCAGCTCCGCGCTACGTTCTTGGTCTTCTCTACAGTACGCATACCGCCCAATCCCAGCATCCCTAGTAGTACGGGCATCATCTCGCTAACGTCCAATGACGGGATCAGCAGGGAGTTCTCAGACCATGCAGTTAGGTAGATGTTTACAATTGGAATAATAAGAAAATTAACGCTGAAACCAAGAACACATATCCAACCACACGCCGGTCTCCAGCCAGAGACGAAAACCGACTTGTGTTTGGCCTCATTCTGATTGACATTAATTTGAGCTTTTGCAATTTCATGGGCTTGCCTCTCCGCTAGTGTTGCGATCTCGTGGGCTAACCGACTGCGTTCATCCGCATCGGGGATAACCTTGTCTAACAGCTTGAAGATAGGGCCAACCAGTAACTTCACCATTAGATACCGCCCTTAATCCACACGCCTATAACAGCCATAACGCCAGCCATAATGATGCGCTCAATCCACTGGTTCTTGGCTATGCTGATCTCGATAGCTTGAAGCCGCTTCTCGTGGTTCTTCACTTCATCTTTCAATACAGCTTGAATCTCATCAATGCGTTTGTGGGCGCGAGCTGCTGTCTCGGTCAAGTGGACTTGCCTTTGCTCCATGCTTGATAAGTCTTGAAGGGTCTGGGCAATACTTGTGAGAGCGGATTTCATCTCGCTAACGTCTTGCGCCATCGCTTCCTGCTGGGCTTCGAGCTTCGCTACTGACCGCTCTATGCTCATGGTTACTTCTTCTTAGCCGTCTTGGCCGCATCTTTAAATGCCTGAGCTGTAGGCGCACCAGCAGTGCCGGGCTTACGCATACGCTCACCAGAGCCAGACGCTATTCGCTCGCGCTTCTTCATGATGTTGTAGTACAAACCTTTCTTTGGCTTCTTCATGCCTTCCTCGCTTTGTTACGCTTAGAGATTGCCGCCGCCTTCTTTCTAGCATCCGCCTTTGAGCTGGCACCCCATGCGTTCAATGATAACAGCAAACGTGTGGGTTCGCCGTCCTTACGTTCTGGCCCAGGCATGTTACCCATGCGAGCAAGGAAGCTGGCCCGTCGCGGGTTGTCACCGCTCTTCACAGGACGCTTGAGGTTCATCCCCTGCTTCTTGGCTGAACGTCTACCTGCTTCGTTCAAGCCGCCCTTTGGGTTCTTACCGGCCTTGCGTTGCCATGCGGGTGTGCTCATATCAGCCTCTAATCTTTCCTAATGCCATCTTAATCGCCACGGTAGTAGGCAGAATCGTATAGTTCCAAGGCCAGAAGTCGTGGCCTAGCTCTTCCATGTCTTCACGCTCGACCCATGCTTTTGTCCAATTATCAATGTACATGTCGCCGTAGCGCAGTACAGCATGGCCTCCGCCGTTCTTAGTCTGACAGCCACATATCTCAGCTTGGAAGGTAAACAGCATCCACCAAAACTTGAGCCATGATCCTTGGCATACAACGTAATAAAGGACGGAAAGCGAGTAGTCCTCGCAGTCGCCCCGGTACGCACCTTGCTCATTCGGCTTAATAACGAACCACACATCCCGACCTTTTGGGTCGTACTTGTAGTCGTATAAGCTGTTGAACTCAGTTAGGTTCATGCCAATCTTACGACGACAGATAGTCGATCCACTTACAAGCAAGTCGGACCTTGCAAGTACCCGAACCGAAGTCGCCTGTCTTCACGCCTACGCGATAGTTCTGACGCTCTGCCTCAAAGCCAAAGGTCTCGATGTCGGATGAGAATGTATCAACGTCGGTCCAGTTAGTGCCATCAACACCAGACTGCTTCTGTACTGTGACGACAGTGCCGCCAGCAATACCAGAGATAGACAAGTTAAAATAGCCCTGAGTCTTGATCTCATCGCTGAATGAGTTCTGAGCCGTAATGCTCTTAGTTACTACACCTGACATTATTCAACCTCCTGTGCCGCGTATGCCGCTTTAGCTTCATCGCTAAATACAGCCGATGCGATAGCCACAACCTCAGCATCTTCTCCAGACAAGTCTGCATCTGGTGTGAGTACATGACGATGGAATGTACGAGATACTTCTTCGCCATCGCGCATAATCATTGTCGCAGTGCGAACCTGTACTACTGGATAACCAGCGGCAAGGTGCAACACCTCAATCTTGTCGTTCATTGTTTGTTCAGTAAGTGCCATGTGGCCTCCTATGTTTATCGCCCTATCGGGCCTGTCCACCCGCTAAGGGTATTAAGTTTGAGTTCCTACTACAGTGCCGTCTGTGTCTGAAGTTGGTGCGCCATTTTTAATTCTAAGCCTGCCCGAAGCATCCACCCAAAAATGATAGCTCCCAAGCTGTAAAGGGCTAAAGTCCCACCCAGCTTCACCAATGTCCACCTGTTGAGATACATGCATTTTGCCATTAGATGTCACATGAAAGCGATCAAGGCCATCTGATTTTCTTTCGCCCTTTATAATGTAACTGGAATTTGTATCTCTACCGCTTTCAACTAAAATTCCAAAGCTATTGCCTGAGAGGGAATATTCATCGTCAATTCTTAGGACTGGATTATTCCCGCCAGCACCAAGTCGATTTAAAATTAATGTTTGGCTGTCATTAGTTGGAGTGATAAGTTTATTTAGATCACTCAATAGCAAGGAGTTAGACAAGCCATTATCAGTTACCGTAGTGTACAAGGATCTGCTGTCAACCGTGTTGCGCTGAGTGTAAGTCCCAAAAACAATGTCGTCATTTACCCATGTGCCCTCTGTTCTGCAATTCCAAATCACATTGGAATGGCTTGAATATTCAGGAGCTAAATCTGAAGCATCTAAATAGAAAGCCTGATCGCCTTCACCTTCGCATGACATAGCAATGAATCTATTGTGGTTCATGCCGACATCTAAATAAACATTCGTATTCGTATCTGAGGTGGTAAACATTCTTCCACCAAGGAATACATTCTCGTTAAAGAATCCTGTTCCCGATTTAGAGCCCGTTATGTTGTAAAAGCCGCCAGTACCGCCTATGTTTATAAACGTATTGTAAGAAACTCGCATTTCATTTTGCGGCTTAAACCACCAGTTATATTTTGAATATCTACTTTGGACGCTCTCCATAACAACGCCAGTTGCGTCATAAACTGCTAGTCCTATATTTTCTGTCGTGCCATCATAAGATGTTCTATCAATCGTTAGATTTTTGATAGAGCCAGAAAATCTAGAGCTAGATCCGACTTTGACAGCCTCCAAAACCGAGCTATCTGTTAAAGAAATAACAGTGGTTCCAACGTCAGAGCCAGCGCCCTCAATAATCTTTTTACCGTCAATCAATAAAGAAGAAGTTATCTTGTAGGTTCCAGCAGGGATATAGATTTTTAAAGCAGAGCTATTAAAAGCGCTGTGTAATGCCGAAGTGCTGTCTGCAACTCCGGTTGGATCTGCGCCAAAATCTAAGGCATTAGCAACAGACCCTTCAATCATACGGTTGTGTGTTTTTGTTAATGCCATAATAACCTCATGTCATGTAAAAACCAGAAAATGAAATCTGATTATCTGAAGACGTGTTTCCCATATTGCTTGCTTGGAAAAAAGTAGATGCGCCGTTTGAAGATGATTTTTCTGTCAAATATATACGGGATGTTCCGGCTTGGAATCTTCCAGCGGTTGGGTAGTTTGTTCCAAATGCAAGGGCTTCACCTATCGTAACCGCTGATCTGGTACTTAATCCTGTGCCCGATCCTGTGGCAAACGGAAGCCCCTCAATAGTTAAACCGCCATCAACAGCGACTACTGCCGAGTTAGTAGTAATGTACCCAGAAACATGAACAACATTACCAATTTTTGTGTATGTTCCGCCTGTAAATGCATTATATGTAATGCTAGAAAATGAGCCTCCGGTGATGCCAAAGGTCGGAGTCCAAGTACCCTCTTCATAGTCATCGAATAGTTCAGAGGTGCCAGTGCCAGAGGTAGCAGAGAAGTCGATGCCTGAGCCAGACGCAAGAATGATGCTGCCATCATGTCCATTAGTCATATCTAAATGACCAGCTTCAGTAAAACGAGCCGCTTCACTGTCATTAGTGAAGAATCGCATATAACCGCCAGAACCGCTGTGATTATATTGCAACCTTCCTTTAGCTGAACCGGTTGGTTTTCCAAAGAAAATTGCGCCCGCCTTATTTTCTGGAGTTGCAATAGTAATTCCAGCATTATCGGCATTCTCAACCATCAATTCATTGGCACTGCTCGAAGGACCAACGCCGCTATCCGCTGTCTGAATAACAGTATTAGTCCCTAATGTGGTCGTGGCTGAAGTTGCATCAACAACACCACTTATAGTTAAGTCTGTAACCTCAACATCATTAAATGTTGGGTTGCGACCAAAGATGCCGCCTATATGTTTAATCGTCACGCTATATCTCCTTACGGCTCAGTTGCCAAAATTTGTGCTGCACCAGTACCAAAACGAACCATCAATTGCGTTTTCCCGGCACCATTGTCTTTAAGGTAAAGTCGGGCTTGATTTGCCGCTGGATTTGCTGGGTCAGCCGAAACTTCTCCAAGAATACGAACAACAGCCGCACCGTTTTCTTCTTCAAATTGCATTCGGTTTGTGCCAGCAAATGCAAAAACATGATCTGCCGTTGAAGATGGGACGCCATAAATCCAGCTATCAGTTGACGCGCTTCTGATCTGATAATTGGCAGATGTTGTCCCGGCATTGTTAACCGATCTCAAACCAGAGGAATTTTTTAAAACAACATCACTATCAGTGGCACCTGTTTGCACATTATGCCCAACCAACATAAAGTTTTTTTCATCATTTCTAATTTGAATTAGCTTGGCAGTTGAGTTTGTTTCGCCAGCTGTATTGGCAGAAAATGTTGCTCCAATAGCTGTAATTGCATCGCCAGAGGCGGCATTGATGCCAAAGCCAGTGGTTGTTTGAATTTTGCCGCCAATGATTGTGATACCTTGTCCAGCAGAATAAATCCCATCGCCAGCGGTCGGGCCAATGCCACAACCAATAATCGTTACGCCAAAATTTGATGATGTTATATGAATGCCATCATCACCAGCGCCTTCAGCGCCACATCCAGTGAATGAAATGGACTGATTATCTCTTGTTGCTCCATCCAAATAATACGTGTGACGTGTGGAAGAATCTGATCCACAATTTACAAGCGCACTATAAGACATCCCAGATATTGAATAATTGTCTTGGCCACATTCTTTTACAAAACAATTACTAAGAGTTACGGATGTCCCACCGCCAACAGCGCTTGGCTCTAATCGGATGCCATCTCTTGTGCAATCTTCAATAACAACTTGCTCAATAGTCGATGTTTGAAGCCTAATTGCCCTAATACCATCTTGGAATCCTTTAATGCTAACTTGCTTAATAAGAACTCCGGCAACAGTACCATCATCACTTACTATGCCATCACCGTTTCTTTCGAGATAAATACCAGCGCCACTTGTCCGTGATCCAGACGTATCTCGAATGGATATATTCTGAACAACTGTCTGGCTTGCACTCGCAATGTTGAATACATTAAAACCATCGGTTGCAACAATAAATAAAGAAGCGTGTTCAGACGTTGCAATTACACCGTCTTTATTCCAAGGGCCATAACCTTCGCCCTCAAAGATTATTGCTGGTGCGCCATACCAAGACGCAAGATCAATGGTTGAAGAAACAAGATATTTACCTGTAGGTACAAAAACCTTTCCGCCACTAGCGGCAACAACAGCATCAACAGCCGCCTGAATCGCCGCAGTATCATCAGTCACGCCATCGCCAACAGCACCAAAGTCCTTGACGCTAACGCTCTCTCGTAGCTTGGTCTGTACTGTGGTCTGTACTGCGCCAGTTCCGGCGGGTGTGTAAGTAACATTAGCGGCGTCAGTAGCAACAAGATCACTTACTTTGTAACTAACAACCTCAATACTTGCGTTAGTTGGTGGCGCTTCTGTAAATGTCAGAGCTGTGCCGCTTACGCTATAAGTGCCCTCTTCCTGATATACGCCGTCAATGTAGATGACGACAGCCGCCGCAGAGCCGGGGTCCGCCGCCAGAGTGAATACAGTTGTTGAGCCATTACCTGTGAACTGTTGACGTACAATGATCGACGGGCTGAGTGCGCTTGATAGTGGCGACGTGCTTACCGCGCCAGTTGAATCAAAGGTCAAGAAGCTATCAGTACGATCAGCCGCCTCGGGTAGCTCCATCGAGATAGAGTCAGAGTCGGTAATAGGCTTGCGGATAGACTGAGAGAATGCACGGTTAGTCTGTTCGCCTGCTAACCAGAGATTATCGAAGTCGCTGTTAACCTCAGAGGCTAGGAAGTCACCAGAGTTTGTATAGTTCTGGGTTCGCGAGTAAGGCATATCCCGGTACAGGGTCAGAATGTCGCCTGTAGTCGCGCCAACGGTAAGGGTTACATTGCCACCACTATCATTGCCCACGTTCGACACAGTGTAGTCTGTGCCCTCTGAGAGGGTAGTACCGTTCTTTAGGACGACAACATCGTCCTTGTCTACGATCTCGAACGTATACGCAAAGACCGTCTGACCAGAAGTCGCGGTATATTGGTTACGGCTTGTATTGTCTGCTACTGTCATAAGTCTCCAACCTCTTCCTCTATTCTATCAAAGGCTTGACGAATAAACGTAAGATTTTGATAGGGGATTAGTCTCCGCAATGCGCGGGTGTCTGATTCGTTCCATCCGTCCTCTGCCAGACCAGCGTTAGCCACCCTTAGAGACGTATCCAAAAAGCTCCCGAATGTGGGGCCAAGTAAGTTTTCCGACATGCTACGTGAGGCAAAGCGAGCCGCCGGGATGTCTACACCCAACAATGGACGCATTCCAAAGTTATTGCTCGATAGCTTCTCAAGCGTATTGTTGATCTCCATGATGCCGCCAAGCGCACCCGATCTATCAATGCCCTCAATCACTAACTCAACAGGGTCTTCCGCAATATCGCGCTTCGCATCCCATTGCTTGAACGAGTAGGACATCATGCCCAAGCTAGTCAGCATCAATACGCCAGCCAGAGCATTGTGATCTTGATTCTGTAGCGCCGCTATAGTCATACGCTGAGTCGATGCAAACATGAACGAGCGGAACTGAAAGATCGTCTTGCCCAGCTCAGTAGACATAAACAAGGGCTTTTCTTGGCCGGGGACTACGATCACGCGGTCAGACTCTTTACGAATCGCCGCGCCCCAAAGTCTTTCAAGTTCGGGTGAATCCCAGTTGCGAGCATTCGACAGCCATACGCCATCAACCTTAGTCGCGTGTTTCTTTAGCTCTGCCGCCATTGCCTGAGCGTTACCGGCATCAATACCCAAGCGAGCCAGACGCTTATCGACCTGACCTTTCAGCAGTCCATCAATAACACTGTTCTGCATGGTTACCGCGTGAAGCTGTTTTACTCCAGTCGTCCAGTAATCCATGAGGTTTACACGACCAAAGTTGTCAGTGGCGTACTGGATGCCACGCTCAAACGCAGTGTTAGGCTGTGTGTAATCAGCTACATCCGAAATAATCTGCGAGCGACCGCCCATCAACGCATCAACGCCAACGCCATACCGCTTGGCCTCTGCCGATGACACTTTGAACGAATTGATATTCCTAGCGAGCGGCAACAAGCCCTTTGAGAAAGTCTTGCCAATGCCTTCAGCCATGAAGATACGAGCCACATCGGGAACAGATGACGCAACAACGCCACCCATAAACCGCATATAGTTGAGGTTTCGAGATACACGACCAGCGCGAACCCATACGTTATCAGGATCGGGTTGGGCATAGACGCCACGCATACGATCACGCATCGCCACGATATCGCGTATATCTGCGTCGGCTTGCTTCTTCAGCTTGATTCGCTCTTTCTCAGTCTTGGCTACACGTTGCGCTTCTGTGTACCAATCCAATATCTCTTTCTTCTGGATGGTCAGATCGAGATCGCCAAACTCTCGCACGATCTCCATATCCGTTGCCGTGTTGCGTAGGTAGTAACGGCCCAAGTCCTCGATGTCGTTATCCAAGAACTCCTCAACCATGTTGTCTGGGATCTGGAATGTTCGAGACTTGAGCGGCCCACGCAGTCCAACAGTGCCATTCAGATTGTTGTTCGCAGAGCCTTCGCCAATCTTCCAGTCGTAGGGAAGCCGACCATCTGGAGTGCCTTGAATACGCTGTGCGATCTGCTCCGCAATGCGCTGGTAATCCTCATCGGTTAAGTCTTTGGCCTCTTTACGCTCTGCCCGGTCGATGATTTCTTGGAGTCGTGTACGTTCTGCGCCAGTAGCTTCAGCAATATCAGCCTCGGCCTTTGTCGCTTGATCGCGCAAACGAACATCCTCATCGCGCAACCACTTCGCAGTAGTGTCGATAAACTTGGGAAGATTCGCTGATACCTTGCCTTTGTTCCAGCGTCGGTTCAGATAGCCGACAGCAGTGCCAACGCTTACGTCTTCGGGTAGCAAGCCAAGCTCAACCAAGTCATCCTTGATTGGGTTATATAGTTCTGTGCGCCAGCTATTCGCAGACTGTAGAGCCTCGGGTATTGCAGACTCTTCATTCCGCATGGCCCTTGCCACTTCCTCGTTGAACTGCCGACGACGCAGACGACCGCCGTTAGATCGGTATTGCTTATAAATATCTAAGTGGTTTTGGAGTGCCGTCGCATACTTGCCGTCGTGTATCTTGGCGCGTGACTCAACAGACGTAACGATATCGCCATCCATCTTAACTGGATTCTCAGCAAGTAGATTGGAAACTATCCGAGTGAATGGGTTGTCACTGGTGATCGTGCGAGATAGTGGGTCAAAGCCAAGGGCCTTAACCAATCCCTTCGCAAACTTGCCGCTTACTTCAACATCTGCAACACGCTGTGCCGCACCTGCGCTCTTCTCTTCTGGAGTCGCCCGATACTCAGGGGACAACACGCTGTCATCGCCAGCTTTTACTTTTGGCTCAACATTCATTGAGTCCTCAAGAGTCCTGATAGCAGACGCATCAAGGGAGTTAGCTAGAGCCTTACCGCCTGCGCCCAGTACACCGCCTAGAAGAGCCGCCGCGCCTAAGTTGATCGCAGACTCGCCATAGGTACGTGTTAGCTGTGATTGGTGCAGAGCGGCCTCTGTGACTGCTGTGGAGGCTGTTGCAACACTGCCCGTGACGACTGCCGCATCAAGAATGGAGTTACCCGCCTTGTATGTCTTGGCAACCGCACCGCCAATCGGTATCAGGTTAATAGGATCGGCAATACCAACAACACCAAGGCCAACAAGAAACGACATAGCGCCGCCCTTCTGAATAGTCTCTCGATCTGTTGTCTCTTTGGCATACTGTTTGCGTACTGCCTCAATCTCATCGACCGTATCTGCTAGTGCCGCATGAGATACAAACTTTTTGTCTAGCTTCTCGCCTTCCGATAAGTAGTCGTAAGGGTTGAATGACTGATCATCCACGCCATCGGGTAGGCCAGACTCTTGATTAACGAATGAGCCGATTGTGTTTTCTTGACGCCATAACGCGCTTGCGATCTCGATTACCGACGGATCTTCATCCTCGGGCGCTTCCGCAAGGTTCGTCAGCTTATTAAGCAGTATGCGGTCATCTTGAGCTTCAACAAAAGGCATTAGTCTTTAGCCTCTCGCTCTTGAATATCCTCAATAAGCTTTGATCGCTGGCGCTTGCCAGTCTGTTCAATCCTTTCGCCAACCGTTGTCAGCATTTCAGCGGCAGACTTTGCTACTTCCCTGCGGATTTCACCGGGTAGCTGTATCGCTTCTGCGATGATCTTGCGGCTATCAGATAGGACGGTATCTGCATAAAGCTCTGACGCTGGCACGGCCTTCTTAGGCTTGCCCTTGCGCTCTTCATATCCCGCTTTCTTCTCTTCGAACTGCTGGCGTCTGTGGGCAACGCTACCTTCTTCCTCTGCCTGTCTGATCTCAGCGGCTAGTTCTGCTGTTTCGATTCGGAGCTTGGCTTCATGTGCATCTTTATCAGGGAAGAAATAACCGCTTCGCTGTTGGAATACGCCATTGTCATCAAGGATGAGGACACGATATTTTGGTGCGCCTTCCGTTGCTGTCCGGGCGGTATAGTCATCGGTCAGCAAATAGATGTTGTCTTTGTCGAACTGCATATTTGGCATTTCTGCGCGAATCTCTTCATCTAACTGATCACGCGCATACTCGACGCTTCCATTCACAGCGTAATACTGTTCGGGCGCGTACATCATGTCGCCAAATGTGGACTGAGTATAATTAGACTGAATCATCTTCTCAGCTTGCGCTCTTGCCGCATCCTCATCGGAACCAGCGAGATAATAGCTCTCAAAGATAGTTTGATACTGGTTAACGGCATTCTGGAATGATGTCGGATTAGTCTCGCCAACGATGTTACGAGTCCAATCAACGTACTTGTCGTTAAACTTCTCAGTCTTGATCTGATCCCGTCGAGCCGTTACACGGTTCTGGTCAGCAGGGTCCGTTAGTTGCTGGCTAAGTCGGAGCGCCTCTTTAGGGTCCATGACCTCCATAAGCCTGACCATGTTCGATGCAAAGGCTTTTGTCTGAACATTGGTGATCTGGTCAAACATTCCGGGCGTCTCATCAACGCGATCAATGAGCTGTGCCGCCTGCATAATCAATGCGGGATCACCTGACAGCAGATAGCTGTTTGTCTGGTTCTTTACAGTGCTTGGGATCATGCGCGTCTTCTGAATGAAGATCGTATCCATCAACATACGTTGCTCGGGTGTCGCATCTTCCATCTTTGTCGCGTATTTCTCATCGTAATACTTGTTGATATCAGACTGATCTGGCACGTAATAGGGATCGCGCTCACCTGTGAACTGCTTAGTAATCTTGGCATTAACAGCATTGATCTCGGCCTTTTTAGCCACGGCAGTACGTGCCGACTTCTTGAGGCTGGTCATCTCGCTCTGAGAAATGCGGCCCGATGTATACCAATCGTTTGCTTGCTGATCTACGTCAACCGGGTCAATGTTCCCGCTTGCAACCTGTACTTCGTAATCAGAAAGCTCGATGCCGAATGCTGTGTCCTCTTCAACTAGACGGCTTTCAAGCTCATTCAGTCTGGTCGCCATCTTTGATTCTAACTGTGATTGCCGTTCTGGAGTCAATCCTTCGATGGGATTGGCGGTAACAGTCGCAAGCATCTGCCTGCCGTTCTCAATCCTTTCCTGAAGCGATAGGTCTTCTTCATTTTCAAAAATAGCGCGATCAAGCTGGCCCAAGTTGCTCTGAACAATCAACCGATCTTCTTGCTCTGAGACATATTTTTGGTATGCCGCTGGGTCGAGAATATCAACGTTCTCGGCACCAATGTTTTCTATTTGCAACTGCAACTCTTGAACGCGGGTGTCGTCACCTTCACGGGCGGCTCTTGCTTGCTCATCGCCAAGAACTGTTAGCTCTTCATTCAAGTTAGCGGCGGCAAGGTCAAACTGGCGCGCTCGCTGTGAGTCCGCTAAACGGCCTTGTACGCGCATTGCATCTTCAGTGAGTCGCAACCGTAGATCTGCCGCGATATCTTCTGGCAAGCCTTGGGTTACGCCCTTCATGTATCCATTGAAGTCGCTTTGGAATGCTACGGGATCGGGGTCAGCGGCGTACTTTTCCTCAAGCTCAAACAACTTCTTCTTGCCATCAACACGGATGCCAGAGCTATAGGCGTTCACAGCCGCTTTGTTGTAAGCCTGATCGTAGATAGAGATCGCAGAGAGAAAGCCTTCTTTGGTTTCTGGTGCCTGACCTTCTTGCGCCGCTTCCATACCGGATGCAACACCAGCTTCTTGGCCTCGCTCTGTCTGGATCTTAGCGCCGATATCAAACGCAATATCCCCGACCTGTTCAGCCAAGCCAGAGAGAGCCTGCAAGCGTTTAGCCTGAGACGTATCTACACCTGTTGGTGTAAACCTGCCGTAGTAATCAATGCGCTTCTGAGCCATTCTTAACCGCCTTCTCCGCCGCCTTCTCCGCCGCCACCACCAAGTGAAGCAATCTGCCCCGCGCCACTCAGGAGGCTACTCGCCGCTCCTATATACGCAGTTTGCTTTGCCACCCTACCTTGACGCTCTAATGATGCCCTTCTTAGCTTCTCAGATAGGTCAATGGTGGCTTCACTTAATCCAACTTGCTTTGCGCTTTCCAATGCCAGACTAGCTGGCGTACCTTCCCCAGATATTCCTGCTGTTGAGAGTGCCGCCACGTTAGCCGCTAATGCTCGGTTTAATTCCTGCCGACGCTGTAGCTCCTGACTCTGAGCCGCAAACTCTTCTTGTTTCGCTTGCTCTTTCATGGCCTGCTCTTGTGCTTTGCCAGCTTGAACCTGTCCATAGACAGACGTTGCTGTTCCAGCGGCACTTAAGGCAATCGCCGTAATAACCCAACTCATTGTTCAGTCTCCAATATCTGCTCGGCAATCTTCTCAGGATTGGTTTCATCGGTAGGATGATAAGTCGTCCATACCGTATCTGTTACTGCGTAGATAACTCGCTTCATGCCGGGCCTAGTTTGTCCTGTATACGGTGCAACCATGTGTTCCTTGCCTTCATGCGTCACTGCGTAGCACTCGCCTTGTGAGACTGTGAATATGTGATTGGTCTTATGTAGTGCGCCGACCAAGCAAACACCCGCAGGGATGAACAACTCACGCGCATATAGACCGTCGGCAAAGTGATCAGTCACAACCGTCTCGGCTTGAGGCATTTGAAGCATCAAGTCCTGCGCTTTGAAGATTCCATCCTGTAGGGCAAGGTTCATCAGTTACCTTCGACCTCGTATTCAATCATCTGTATGTGCATGGGAGTAGGATCAGGACAAGTAATCGTCGGTATGACCTCTCTACCCCAGCCGTTAATATCGTAAACGTCCTCTATTATGCCACTTACCGGCGTAATAGACTCAGGACTTAATGGTGACTCATCCCCAGCAGGGCCAAACGCCCGGATAGGTACAGGGATATTGTCGATATAGATACCCGATGACTCGTAGACACGTACGTTCATGCGTACGATTTTCTTCAAGCGCATCTGATTTTGGCCTGATCCGATGTTTGTATTCAGTGGCATAGGCTTGATAGTCGGTATGAATCGACGCCCGACCTCATATTCAAGGGTTGAATAGCCTGTGTCATAGGGAGCGGGTAGGGTGATCGAACCACCTGATACCGTTTGATCTGCCAATACGAACCCGTCGTTTTCGTCACTATCATCACCGCGCGTGACAATTGAGACAGTTTCGCCTTCGAGGTGTTCTAACCCAGAAATAGTCCCACTCGTCGCAGTTTTACGGACACTGCTGTCCAGTAGTCGGGTGAAGTCCCATTGCTCAATGGAAATATCGCCAGCACTCGGGCCAAGGTTACGGCCCACAACCATGAATAGCTTCTCGCCCACGGTTGTCACGTTGGTCACTTCCGCATCGTCCATCGTCCAGCTAGTGAAGCCGTTGATATCCTGACTTCTTAGGGTGTTCAAGACGGTGGCAGTCCCGTCATCATTAACAACGAACAGCCAGTTAGCGTCATCGCTTGCAGTACCCGCTAGAAGCGCCATGTCACGGGGCTGTTTAATCAAGTGGCTAGCAAGAACAGAGCGGTCATCACTCGTATATGCGTCCTCATTGAACGAGTACAGGAACGTCAGCAAGGCTTTACCAAAGCGATCAATGAATATCGTCGAGCCATCTACGTCTTGCACTTCGACATTACTCGCACCATGCGCTGTTTGTGGCGTGATCTGGATATTGCTCGGGGTTACCGGCTTACTCGTTACAGCAAACTCTGCACCAGAGGTAAACACTTGTAAGTTTCTGCCGGGATAAACGTCAACAATATCATTCAGTGTACGAGAGGATATGGTTGCAAAGATTGCATCGTCATCGTCCGCTTCTTCAATGTCGAAGTTAAAGAAGTCAGAGGACTTAGACAAGAATAATGATTGTGGCTTGGATGCTGTGCCGCCAATAACCAATCGGCCTTCATAAAAGCAAATGGTCTTGGGCCATCCACGGGTAGACGACCAAACATCTTCTTTACGTGGGGAGCCTGATTGGTCTTTGGTAAAGTCGATCTCGTGATCAGCAGAGCCTTCCGTTACATACGCAGAGAATAGCTCGAAATCCTTGGCAGATTCACCAGATATGGTGATCGTATACTCTCGGGTTCCGGTTCTTTCTACCAATACACCCGTCTCACCAAAGACCGGCATGTCTTGCAGGTTCTTCTGGATGTTAAAGACAGTCGCGGCCTGCTCATCGGCAGTCGAGTCACCCGCATAGCTAATAGACTTTGAAACTACACTTTCAATATCTACTTCAAATCGGTCGCCACGCTTCCATTGTCCCGATCCGGTATGCCCCAGAGTCATCACCTGTATCTCGCTGGTAGGTGTTGGGCTTTGTGCATCGTCGAAGTCGTACTGAGGTACGTTGGTGAATGGGATCTCATCAAGCGACCAATCGGTATCCGTACCTAGATTGACCAATCTAAGGGGCTGGAAGTTGCCCACGATCAACATGACGTTCTCGACCGTCGCTACCCTAATGTTTTCGACATCAATAAACGACAGAAGGCCAGCAGGGTAGGCATTCCAGATCGGTAGTATGTCGATCACACGCTGTACGGGGTCGCCAGTTGTCGCATCAGTGCGATAAATGCGGATGTTCTCAGGCGTAAACTCAACCAAATAGTTGCGGTCAGCCTCAACCTCGAAGCTCTCTAGCTTGGTTCTGCTGTCTCGGTTGCCACCGCTGTAGTAATAGTTAACACCAGACGCGCCAATGTTGCCCGCGAAGCTGTCACTGCCATCACGAATGATGCGCCAATCGGTAATCGCCGATGCAGGGTCAACAGGGAAACGGAAGTTCTGAGGGTTAGTGCCGATCAGTGGAATGGCTTGCTGGTCTACCCACGTTGTACCGCCATCGGTCGAATACTGGAACATCATGTCGCTAGTGGAACCGGCAGTCGTAAACATGTCGGTCACTTCGATAAATACAATATTGCCGAATGCTAGGCTTACATCGCAATCAACAAACACCCAATCGGTTGTAGTACCGGGCGGGGTTGTCGTCTGTGTGCTGGTGCTTCGGTCATTGTCATTGAGACTTGCGACAGTGCCGCCATTGGGCATAGTCCCGGTCCATGAATCAACCACTAATGTATCTACGCCCTGACCTACAAACGAAGTACCCGGACGCCGACGCATTCCACCTTGAGGGACGATCACCACATTATCGGCAGTCTCTACCGCCTGATAATACTGGTTGATATCAATGCGGCCCTTCAGTAACGGGGATAGCTCGCCACTTACAAAGCTAGACTGAATGAATCGAGTCTTAGCCATTAGAACCTCACATTAGTGAATGGGTTGCTTCTTATGGGTTGCGTAGGATGTTGCTGAGAGTCCGTGAATCGCGCCATACGGGACGCATTCACATAAGCCGCCGCCATCTCACCTCGTGCCGCCGAACTGTCTCTAATGCTTGCCGCGAAGTCCATAGCCAGTGCGTACTCGATCATCTTGGAAAAGTACACGGGCCACTCATCTTCAGTGACGTTTGCAATGTAGTCAGCGTACAGGGCTTGCGATGAATTGCTGTAAACCTTATCGCCGTAAACCTGATAGTTCGAATCAGGGGAAACAGTGATCAGGAATAGTAAATCAGTGGGTAGCTGATAGATGCTCTTCCACTCATTGGGATCAGTCGGGGTATCTGTCAGCAGAGATATCTGCGCCTTACGACGTGCAAAGCCCCAACGATGCTTGGTTAGCTCGTTCTGGACAATGTTGTCGTAGAGATTGTTTGCGACAGTCTCGCGCCGTGATCCACCAGTAAGTGAATTAATCGGAGTGTCACCAATTAGAATAAGTGCATTGCTAATTAAGTCGATCTTGCTCGCCATAATCCACCCGGAAATAGAATGGCCCCCGAAGGGGCCGGATAAGACTTATGCAGTCTTGTCGTACTGGACCTTAACCAAACCACCTTCGTCACGTACAACAGAGCCAGCCTTCAGCATACCGTTGGTAAGCCAAGAGGTCTTCTCAGGGACGTAGTTGATTTCTGTCTTCATGTCGATACCGACAGCAAGGCCAACCGATGGACGCTGGAAGAACCAAGAGTCTACGATGTTAGCCGCTTCAGTCAGACCGCCTTCGGCACGAGTCTCAAGGATGATGAACTGGAAGCCAACGAGAGTGTTGATCTCACCAGATACAAGAGCCTTGATAGCCTGATAGTCGCCAGAAGTTGCCTTCTCATCGTTCAACAGACCGCCCAGACCACCAGCTTCGATAACAGCGAAAAGCTCAGTGTTTGGAACGCCCTGATCACGCAACTCAACCTGCGCTGAGTTTACCTTAGCGATAGTCAAGTTAGTGCCACCAGCAGGAACAGCAGTTGTTAATGGAGTAGAAGCGTCCATTGCATCGATAACGAGCTGATCACAACGACGACCCAAAGCGCCAGCGATTGTAGTCGCCAACTCTTGCTTCTCGTCAAAGTTTACGTCTTGCGCGTCAAAGATGTCAGTGAACTCAGGCGCGTTCCAGTTTGCGAGAGTCGCAGTCTTGAACTCGTGTCCTACGTTCATTGGAGTTACGTCAACAGAGCTAGCCTTCTGGTTAGCAAGACCTTTGCCCATGCGACGGAATTTGTAGGTATCACCTACGACGTTGTTTCGGAGTGTGACAGCGTTCTTGAGCAAGCCAGCGTTCGCGTAAGCGTGCTTCACCATGCTGTCAAATTCAGTTACCGCTACTGCGGAGAGATTAATTGACATGATTCAGTCTCCTCTATGTCAAATGTATAAAAAATGATTAAGAGGTTTTGGACTGAGTACCCGGCAGTCGGTCAGTCTTTCAACCTAAAAACTACCGGGCCTTGTGAAAGGGGTATCCGATCTCTCTATGATACCACAAGAAATGTGTTAGCCAACAATGCGTTCGTATGGCTTATCACCGCCGAACTCTTTCATCATGCGCTGTATCTTACGCTCATGGTTCGGATCGACTGCACGAAGCATCTGACCGCTCTCATGCTTCTTGAACATCTCAGCCTCAATGTCATCCCATGTAATGCCACCGGGCTGAATGTAGCCATCAATCGGCAACTTAGCAGGGGCAGTTGACTTGATCAGCGCCTCGATCAGTTGGACAGACTCAGCACTGTTTACAGCGTAACGAAGCTCCTCGTATGTATCGCCATCGAGATTGTTCTTCATGTACTGTTCGACAACCTTGATACGCTCAACAGCGTTATCACCTAGCTTTGCCATCTCAGTCTCAATTGAAACTTCCTCAATGGCTTGCTCTTGTGCTGTCAGTAGCTCCCACGCCTCATTCATAGCGGCCTGAGACATGTTTTGCTTGGTGCCAAACTCAACAAGCTCGCCCCACAACGCATCATCCGCCTCGACACCTTCATAAGGCTGGTAACCGTCTTTAGGTGCGCCAGTGAATCCGCCGAACTTCTTTTCTAGCTCGGTGTATGCCTTGGCTTGCTCTGCTACTGACTTGTACTTATCGGCTTTGTACCACTCGGGTTGATCGCCTACGCCCTTGATTCCCTCACTCAGAAAGAATTCGCCTTCACCTAACGTGGGTTCAGCGGCATCTACTAATGATGTCAGGGTGTCGTTACTTTCTACGGCCTGTTCGTCCATGATTATCTCCAAGGATAGTTAATGATCGCCCTCTTGGGGCTTATGGGTTGGTGTTTCAGTAGGATAACTTCCAGCCTCCGCTTGCCATTGATCAGGGCTAAGTCGTTAACGTCAATCCAGTCAACGTGTTGCCCGTCCTTATAGCACCGGAATGCACGGAATTTGTGGATATACTCGAACTTCTCGAAGCCATACCGCTCATGCAATGGGGTCAGCCACTCAAGCTCGCAGTTGATAGTAGCTAGGTGATCAAGATTTCCGCCCGCTACCTCATACTTGGGCTTTGCTTTGCGCGTTCGCTTCTTGGGTTCCTCGCTCATTGTCTCTCCGCTTGCTGTATGTAGTGGATGATCATGCGAATTACACCCGCCTCGCCATTGTGATACGCCGCTTCATACGCGACGTTCTGGCTGGATAGGGATGTTGCATTGTCGAATAGAAAGCGACGTGTCAGATCCTCTAAAACCTTCTGCCCGTCTTCAGTATTGAAGCACCGGGCATAGGCTTTGGTCATTTGGGAGATCTGTTCTTGTGCTTTAGCTTTCTGTTTCTTGGCGTCCGGGCTTGCGCCCTCAATTGTTTCCCAAGTCATTCAGCTTCCATTGGTTGTTGTTGTTGTGCCATTTGCACTTGTGCGCCAGCTTGGATGATCTGCTGTTTCTCGACCTCAGATCGCACTAACTCTGCTGGCATCCCTGTCTTATTCGCCGCCCATGTGCCGAAGTCTTCGATCTTATAGGCTATCTGCACTTGCTCAGGGCCGGACGTACCCAATACAAACTGTACGGCTTGCTGAACGGCTAGCAGATCCTCGCCATCCTGTGCCCGTGCTAGTGGAGAAGTGAACTTGATCTGCACATCACGCCCATCTAGCTCGATAGGTACGATCAAGCCGCGTCGAGTCAGTATTGCGACGACACGCTTGAGTATTGGTACGAGTATCTCGGTCTGAAGTCGCCCAAATGCCGACCCGATCCGTTTTGCAAGCTCTCGGGATTCAATAGCAACTTCAGTGGCGCTACGCACAGGACCAGCAGGATCACGCAAGTCGTTGAACAGTGCCAACTTGATAGCGTTCTGAAGCTCCACGATTTCGAATTGCGCAAGAGCAAGGTTCGATCCTGTATCGAGACGTTGAATAGAAGGGTTATTGGTGTTGTTTGATCCGACTGGGATCACGACACCCGGTGCAATGACCATATTGTACGGGTTAGTAACGCCGTCGTCAGTAGCTGTATACATGCCAGCAAGGTCGATTGCGGCCTTCTGCAATACAAACTCTTTCGCTTTGTTCAATGAGCGTACATCGGGCAGTGATTGCATAGCTGGACCGCGACCACGGACCTCACCAGCTACCTTCGTGTAGCGACCAGTAACCCATGGGCTTGATTGACCGAAGTCTTCAGTCCATGAGAATCGGTTTTCCTCTGCCACCCATAGGCAACCGTAATACTTCTTGTCTTTAGGGTCGAATATGACGCCCTCAGATACACGGACCTCGCTGTTGGGGCTGTTCTCGATCATGTTGCGGATCTTCTGTGACGCCTCAAAGCCCTGCCACATACGCTCTAACAAGCGAGCCTTAACCTCAAACCGTCGCCAGTGTGTCTCAACGCCGCCATATGGGCCTTCTTCAAACGCGATGCCCTTCTGTGGGATCGTGTTAAAGCAAATAGGATTGGTCTCATCGTCCGTTTCTTCGATCTTCATGGTGGCTGTGCCTACCAATAGATCAAGTGCGGCTTCATAGAACTGCGTATGGAAGTTGGATCGGTTGATATAGTCGAATACCAGCTCGCATTGCTGGTCTAGGTTTGCCCGGATGTCCTCTTCAGACACATCGAACTGCCCTGATTCTAGTAACCGGATGATCTCATCGGTTGGCTGGAAGGTAGCCCAGCGCGACATGATCGGTGCGATGTTCTCTTGTAGCTTGCTCGCGCCCTGTTGGATAGCTGTCAACGCAGTCGAGTCAAAGATGCGGTCCATCTTCTTCTGGCCTGTGTTCTCAGTGTCGAACAGGTTCCGTTGAGGTAGGAAATATTCATACACATCCTGCAATTGGTCGTGCCACATTGCCTGAGTGCTGAATGCCTTTTGCTCTCGTTCCTTAATATCTTGGATCGAGCCTAGATGCGGGGGCAAGCTCATAAGATTACCTACTTAAATTGGACGTTCATGCCGCCATACGGACCTGTTGGAGTGCCGCCAGTACGACGTGGCCCAGCCGCTCCGCCACCCATGCCTAGCATAGTACGAGCCGGGGCCGCACCAGCACGACCGCCAGCCGCTTCAGCACGACTGCGAGGTACACCGCCTAACAGTGACTTGGTTCCTAGCTTACCGCGAGCCATTGCACGGAAGCGCTCTTCCTGCTCTCGGATCTCTTCATCTAGTGCCGCCGCTTGACGACGCTCTACAGCGATTTGCTGTGCTGTGGGCTTAGGTGCCTTTGGTGATTTCATTTCATCCCATCCTTAGCGAGTCACGGGAAACTTTCTGCCCGTTACGTGTGAAGTCTTTGCCGTCATAGCCTATGAGTGATGGGCGCTTACTACCTTGCTCCCTTCGATAACGCTCGGACTCTCTGCCTGTACGCTTGAGACCGGCCTCCTTGCGAAAGCTCTTGCCGCGTAGCAAACCCATTTGACCACGCATCATTTTATCCAGACCAAACTTACCCGACACTTTGTTTCTCCAAATACCGATACAGTTGATAAGGCGTCCATATGAACGGCTTGTTAATTCCTAACACCTGCTTGGTATAACCCACACAAGTGTTCAACATAAATAGCCCACGCTTGGGCCTAGTAACTTTTGATTTTATCAGAATATCGTTCTGGACTACATCCGTAATGTTATCGACAATCATTAGCTCTATGCCTTCCGTTGACTTGCCCAGTGCGAGCCACTCGCCATCATTCGGAATCACGACGTAACAGTGTCGGATCTCTGGGTGTAGCATCCATGACCACCAGTGACCCTCATCAATTGAGAACGCCACATAGGCGATATCAGAAGACACTGAACTTGACCTGCGCCCGTTGTGTCTGCCGTTGCCTTGTATGCAAGTTGGTTAGCGCCTGTCTGCCTTCACCTTCGCCCTGCAATGCGTACTCAAGCGCTTCAACCGGGTGCGAGTATTCGTTCTTGTCTGGCTCATCTGTGTACTTCTCACCCGATAGCTGTAACCGTCGGTAACAGAAGCCGCCTTGTAACCCCTTACGAATCATCTTTGCTTTGGGGCTGATTAGGAATCGAGGCTTGCCATCCATGCACAGCTCTTTCATGGGTAGTTCCAGAGCCGCTCTCCGCATAGCTGGATCGTTAGACAGCGTGGGAGTACAAGGAATACCAGCCGCTCGTAATATCTTAAATGGTGTGTCGGCATTCGCTTGGTTCTTGTTATCGCCCGAGGGATCACCCCAGCCGCGGAACTTAAACTTCGGATAGTTCGCCTCGATATATCGTTTGAGGGTAGGTGCAAAGTCCACCGCCCCGCTATCGGTCATGCAGAATTCATCGAAACAAATCCAGCGACCCAACGCATCACGCTGTAGAAAAGCACAAGCGGGAGTCCGACCAAAATCGAAACCAAGCACAACAGGGGTGTCAGCATTAGGAGCGTACAAATCCCCAAGACAGTGTATAGAGTCAGTATAAAGAGGGTGCACCGGCTTACCACTTGAGACGAAGCCATACTCGTTAGCCAAGTTGACCTTGATCCAGTCGTCGGTCTTGCCTTGGAGTCCGCGTCGGTAGTAATCCTCGGGTAAGTTGTTGAGGTTCTCGGCTTTGGTATTGAGATACCAACCATCTCCCTCCCGATAGACTCCACCGGGCTGGCGATGAAACTTCCAATCTTCCGGCCTTTCCTCTTCAGCCAATCGGTAATACCAGTGGTCTTCATCTGGGGCATTCGAGTCACCTATCATTCCGTAGTGAGTAGGGCGTACACCTTCCTTCATTGACGGGTATCGACCGCAACGCAAGTCGAGCATGTCCACAACGCTCTTGGAATGCTCCTTAGCCTCGTTTAGCCATACCCATGTAGTCTGGATACCTCGTGCCTTCTTAACGTGATCAGGGCGATCAAAGGCGATGAAGATGACCTCGCTTCTGACTGTCGTGCCATCCTCTAACTTGAACTGGATCTTATGCGTGGGCGGTTCTTTGTTGCCCTGCTTGAACTCACCAAGGTCACCATGCACTTCGAGCCAGTCTTTAATGGTCGTGGAGAATAGTTCGCTATAGGTATTACGTGCGGCAATGATCCGACTGAGCCGTACACCGTAGTTGGGATGCGTCTCGCGCTTCACCGGTGCCTGCTCGCACATCAACTCTAGTAGCTTGAGGATAACTTGGACTGTCTTGCCGGAGCCTAGTGGCCCCATGATGAAAGAGTTACGCGCCCGACAGTCGGCGAACTCTTCGAGAACTTTACCGGGTGGCTTGGTTATGTACTCAATCTTCGCCATCGAAGCGCTTTCGCTGTACAGCTATGACTAAATCGCCACCATCCGGGCCAGTGATCTCAGTGGTTTTCAGGTCTGGGAGATACTTAGCCATGAGCTTTAGACGTAGATCAGCCGCCGCTTTTAACCTTTGCACCCACAAGGAATCATATTCCAATTCTGGATCAGACAAATTCCCAATGATTTCAGAGATATACTGCTCATGACCCTGTTGGGACAATTGCTCTCTGAGAGCCTCTTGTCTCACCTGTCTATTGAGCTGTGCCTTTGTCTTTGCCACCGAAGATCCTATCCCAGTTATCAGAGTATGCTTTCGTACTACTCTTGGTGAACTTACGTGGTCTTGATCCTTTCCCGCCATTCAGCTCGGGGAAGTGTCTATCCCGCGTTTCCTTGTCTAGCTTACCACGTTGATCAGCCATCATTGACCTCAGTTGGAAATGGTCCCCAGAATGATTTCCCGTAACGCTCAAACGCCCGGATATACCGGCGAATAGTTGTTGGGCTTACATCAAAGATAGTGGCTAGGCTGTCGAACGTAACGCCATTGTGATTCAGCTTTGATGCCTCTTGTACATCCTTATACGTTAGCTTCATTTATCGCCCTTCCTATCAATTCTGGTATTGGTGGAACAACAGCATTGCCTAAGCATTTAAGTCTGTGTGACCTAGCGGGAATCCCATTAGCCACTCGACCCATTCCGGGTTCAGTTTGCCACCCGCTTGCGCCGACAATGTTGGCGTTTTCCTTGTGTATTCTGCTGGATAGGCTCCCTCTTTGGCATTGTGCGCTGTTGGGGTAGGCCACATTCTCACTGCATGACAAAGCATTATCTGCTTTTTCTTGTCGATACGGTTTTGAATATTGAGCGTATCCGACTTCACTTCTGTCGTTCCCGGGGTAGGCCACAATCCAGATCCGATCTCTGTGGTGGTGCGCGCCAAGTTCGGAAGCTGGTATACAGTGCCACTCCGCATCATACCCGATCTGGGAAATGTCCCAGAAAACTCGCTTAAACCAAGCTCCCCGCTCTCCATTAAGCAAGTTTGTGACGTTTTCAAAGATGGCGTATTTGGGTCGAAGCTCCCCAAGCAAACGGGCGCACTCTGACCATAAGCCGCTTCGGGTTCCGTCCTGTATTCCTGCCCGATTTCCTGAGACTGAGATGTCTTGGCAGGGGAAGCCGCCTGTAATGACATCGACTCCAATTCCGTCTGAAGCCAATCGCTCTGCTGTGATTGTTCTAACATCGTCATAGATCGGTACTCCGGGCCAGTTTTTGCGTAAGACTTTCTGAGCATAAGGATCTATCTCACAGAAAGCCGCTGTCTCGAATCCTGCTCGCTCAAGACCGATGGTAAATCCACCGATCCCAGCGAATAGATCAAGAACTTTCACAATCTACACCTCGGAAGTTTGGATGCCCGTTCTCACCATTGGAGTCGATCCACATGGCGACATTCTCACAATAGAACTCGTACTGGCTGATTTCTTCTTCCATGTCGGCATTACCTACGATGCCCAACACAGTGATAAATAAGATAACCGCGCAAATTACTAAGCCCGGATTCTTGTTAAACATTTCTTGCTCGTACATGACCCATTCCCTTTTTTTGAGGGGCAAGAAGCCCCGTGACCTTTCCGGCCTGTTGTTACCCTTAGCTCAATGAGCCGGGTAGTATTTCGCCATACCTAGCGCTCGTGCATTCTCTAGCTTACTAACTGCACAAAGATCGAGATACTCGGACTCCGTGAGTCCTTTCAAACGCCCGATGAGTACACATACCTTATCGAGGTTCTCAATGTGCTTTTCGCCGTTACGAGTGCAGAACATGGCTCGCTTCACTGTAGTACACATGCCATTAGTATAACACAATTTGTGTATTCGCAACTATTTTTGTTACTATGTAGGAAAACAAGGGGGGAACAATGACAAGAGCAATTAACGACGACTACCTAATGACTCATCAAGAGATTGCCGATGAGTTAGGTATCACCCGGAGTAGGGTGGCTCAGTTAGAAAAGAGCGCCCTGACTAAGCTCCGGGATCGCTTCATTCTTAGGCAGTATTATCTGGACTATGTTAGTTCCAGCTCTGAATCTCGTAATCAGGATCAAGTTCCTTACGCCTGACTTCATCGCGGTAGTGATCGCCAATATCCTTTCTCAACAGCTTGTTGGTCTTGTATATCTCATTGCGATCCATCCGCAACTTATCCATGTGTTCTTCGCCCAGTAGGTCATTCAGCCAGTCGTGGAATGCTATCGGATTGGACGTGAAGTAACGGTGGCAGGCATGGCACAGGGCGGTAGCGTTTGACATAGCCCAGCGCACTCGCTTGTTGGCTCTGCCGTAAATATGGGCGCACTCTAACCGATCAGTCTTGTGGCAGTGTAAGCACTTCCCGTCGCGTAACCTTACCGCCTTTGAAAACCATATATCACACGACTCGCGCTTGATTGTTCCCATCGTCTTCCCTCGTGTATTGACGCTCTCGGAGTATAGCCTTCTCGCTGTTCCCGCAGTCACATGACCAGCCTTCCAGCTTGTGAGGGTATTCGCTCTTAAACTGGGGGACCATGATCTTGAAGCACTCAGTGCACTTCATCTGGGGTAAATACGACCTCATACTCCGGCTCTCCATCGTCTATCAATGCTGATACCCATACCTCTGCGAAGTCATCCAAACTTAAATCGACTGTGATTCCGTTAGCCGCCCAACCTAGAATATAGACATCGCACTCTTTTGGATTCTTGCCGGTTGTTGCGCCGCCGATGTCCTGTGTCTTGATAAGCGCTTGACCGCCACCGGGTAACGGACAGCTAATGATTGGGATCATGCCTTAACCTCATCAATGCCAACTTTGAATCGACTGTGCTCGCCATAGCTCTTATCGAGTATAACGCACGACATGGACCTTGCGGACCCATAGCCCGAAGCTGAATGGTACGCATCCGGTGGACATAACACGCCAAATGATTCGAGGTGCAAGCCGCCCATCTCAGTCACAGTCCGGTGGTGAATATGACCGTGATACAAGTATCGGTGTTTAGTCCGTCCCCATTCCTCTGCGTAGTCTCTTGTCACAGCTTCATAAAGCGCCTGAGTCTTTACCCGGTCCCCGTGGTGCATAACCACAAGAGTCTTGCCCCATTCGAAATGTATCCACTTGGAGAAGTTGTCGAACACTTTCACCCGTGGTTCATCATGGAAGTACAGGCGCATCATTTCGTTTAGCCAGAGGCTCGCATCGGGATCATGGTTACCCCTTACGTTGAT